TAACGATAAATACACCAACAAAAAAACGAAAAAAAAAAAAATAACAAATAAAAAAAAGAGAGAGCTCAAAAAAAAATTTCACCAAAATATAAAGTGAAAAATGGTAGGCAAGTACTGAGAGTGGTGTATAGTTATTCTTATGAGTTGGTGGAAACAAAACAAAATCCAAAACCCTGAAGATGCGAAGTATTATCGTGTGAACCAACCTTGGGATCCGCATAAGATTGATGCTCTCTATCAGAAACAAGGCGCACATTATTCTGATGTTTACGAGGATGATGATTTAGATACTCATTCAGAAGACGATGATAGTTTAATCATTTCACAGAAAGAGTTGTTATTTCATCATTTAGAAAAGCTTAATGCAATAGATAGGCAGATCGTGTGGTTGCGGTATGCTGAGGGTTTAGTATGGCGTGAGGTGGCTGAGCATGTTGGTTTATCAATCTCACACACATGGTATCGAGCAAACAAAGCAATGGAGAAATTAAAATGTCAGATGACAAAATAGAAAAGGCAATCCACAAGAAGAGATCTAGATCATATCAGAATCAGTTAAGACAGGCTGTTTATTCAGGTGATTTTGAAGGTATTATTAAATCAGTGATGTTGTTAGCAATTAAAGCAAATGACATAGAAGATTGGAAAGCATCACCCCGAACATTTATGGAATTGTGTCAGGTGCTTTTAAAGTTTAGGCAAGAGTTTGGTGAGGGTTCTGAGGAGTATGCTGATTTGTTGAAGATGATTCAAGGTGGAAAAGAAGATTGAAGATAAAGACATTGGTATTGGATCCGCCTTGGAAGTTTGAGGGTGGTGGTAATCGTGGTGCATCTGTGCATTATGATACAGTTGAGCATGCAGACATTCCCGATTTATGTAAGAGTGCATTAGAGGGTTATGAGATTGCAGATTCAGCACATTGTTATTTATGGGTTCTTAATCAACATTTAGATCAGGGATTGTATTTGATGGCACGTTTAGGTTTTCGATACATTACTAACGTTATCTGGGTAAAGGATAGGATAGGCATGGGTAGATACTTTCGTGGACAGCATGAGATCTGTTTGTTTGGTGTGAAGGGTAAGGGATTTAAAGTGCGTAAAGAAGTGCATAACATTCCTTCAGTTATTCATGCAAAGAGACGTAAGCATTCTCAGAAGCCTAATGAGTTTTATGACATGGTTGAGCGTAGAAGTTATGGGCCTTATTTAGAGCTGTTTAGCCGACACACACGTCCGGGTTGGCAGATGTGGGGAAATGAAGTGGGGAAATTAGATTGAGCCGCATAAAGAAGATACCCTTACCTATTATTCAGGAGTTTAGAGAAGATCCAAGAGTGTTCTTTAGATTCCTGAAGGTGTTTGATAAAGATAGTGCACAGTTGGTGCCGTTTGAATTAAGAGAAGAGCAAGAGGAGTTATTAGATGCATTACAAACAGGACAGAATATTGTCGTCCTCAAATCCAGACAAATCGGGTGTAGTACACTCATTCGAGCCTACTTCTTATGGAAGGCTTACATATCAGAAGAGCCCATTCAGCACGCAATCATCTCATACACCAGAGATTCAGCAGATCACTTGCACTCAATCGATAAAGGGTTCTATCTCGGATTGCCAAAATCATTACAGCGGAAGCTTAGTAAATCTTCGGCACGCACTCTCGAGTTCTCAGATACCGGGAGCACATTACGTTCTTTCACAGCTTCCGGTAAGGCTGGAGCAACCAGATCTTTCACATTCACATCAACACACATCTCAGAGTTTGCTTTCTTCGATGATGCTGATGATCTGCTTGCAAACGTTCTCAGCTCAGTTGGAGGAGGCCAAATCGTCATTGAGACAACTCCGAACAAGCCTGGAGATAAGTTCCACGAATTGATTATGGGTTCACCCCAAAATGGTTGGAAGCTTTGTTTCTTTCCCTGGTATCATCATAAGAACTATGCCAAGAAATCTCAGTTTCATCAGCCACAAGTTCCTGATATGACAGATGATGAAAAGAGTATCATGGAAGAGTTTGGTTTAACCAAAGCTCAGATGTATTGGAGAAGAACACAGATCAATACAATGGGTATTGAGAAGTTTAGAAGAGAGTTTCCAGCTACGATTGATGAAGCGTTCTTTACCAATTCATTGGCTTATTTTCCTTTAGACATCTTAGATACATGTGAGGTTGTTGATTTAGGTGGACATCACCACCGTCATTATTCAGATAAAGTTCAAGGAGATAGGTATGCAATGGGAGTTGATGTGGCTCATGGAGTGGGTTCTGATTACAGCACTATTACTGTGGTATCCGCAACCACCAGACAAATAATGTATCATTACAGAAACAACACTATTACACCTGCTCAGTTTGCTGAAGTGGTGGCAGAAACATATTACGAGTGGGGAGAACCCTTTACTATTGTAGAATCTAATGGCCCAGGTGGCACAGTGCTCTATCGATTGGAAGAGTTTGGTGTGCGTAACTTGTTCTACGATGAACGAGGAAGGCCGTGGAAGACGGTAAAACACAACAAGGTTGCCATACTGGATTACATGAAAGAATGCATTTGTGATAGGATAGTGTGCACTGTAGATAAACATTTATGGCAGGAGATGCGAGGTATGGAGATTACTAAGGATGCACCTGCAAATCATGATGGACATGATGATTTAATCATTGCAACGGCTTTAGCATTATGGAGTGCAAAGATAAAACCGGCCCCGAGTTTTGCATCTGTTAGAGCTTCTTTGATTGAAGATTACAAAAAAAAGAAAAGAACTAAGCAAATACTGAGACAAGGCGGCCATCAAGGTATGATAAGAACTTGGAGCAATAAATGAAATATGAACTAACACCACGCAGCGTCAAAGCCATTGGTGAAGCGCACGATAGATATTGGGAAGAGTATCGTCACGAATTGTTTAAATACAAATCTGCATATGAGACACAATTTTGGAGCAAACATGCTTCTCAGGATCAACAGATCTACATTCAGACAGCAGATGCTTATGGCTACATTGAGAGCTACATCTCTTCTCTTTTTACCCGTAATCCTGGCGTTATTGTCAAAGGTGGTATCAGAGGCCGTGGTGATGCAGAAATCACTCAAGCAGTTGTAAATAATTGGCTCATCAAGCAAAGAAATACGATAGAAGATGCTGCACGCCTTGCTCTCCTTTATCCCATGTCCTTTGTTAAAATCTTACCTACACGTTCTGAAGATCTCTACACCAAGATGGACATGGTTGCAGTGCCACCTTGGGAAATTATTGTTGATAGAGATGCCAGAAGATGGGAAGATTGTAGATATGTCGGCCATAAATACTACATCAATCTGGTGGATGCCACACATCGCTTTGGTAACAAGCAATTCGATCCTGTAGAAAAGGTTGATTACTTTCAGAAATACATGTTTGAAAAAGATAAAGAAGCAGATTTTTATGATAGTTCATTTGATTACTACAAATTCATAGAAGTTACAGAAATCTTTGATTTGCACACACGACAAGTTTATTTCTGGACACCTAACTGGCAGAATGGTGATAAATTCCTACTCAAGGAAGAGATACCTTTTATCGATACCCAGGGACAACCTGTAATACCAATCGTACCACTTTACTTTAATCGCATACCTGATTGCCCATTGGACGGTTACAGTGCAATGAGACGTATCTACGATCAAATCTATGAAACAAATCTGATCAGAACCTTTCAGGCTAATGCAGTTAGAAAAGCATCTCGTCAGTATTTGGTGAGAAGAGGAGCCTTAGATGAAGAACAAATGGCACAGATTACAACTGGAATTGATGGTTTATTTGTTGAAGTGGATGATGATGATTTGGCTGGTGTGGTACGTCCTCTCCCCCAGAACCCTACTCCGCCTGAGTTGGAATACTACTACCAACAGGTTCAAAGCGATAAGGACAAGGGTTCGATACTGGCGCCTTTTACACGAGGCGAAAGCACTCGCGCATCTGCTACAGAGATTGCAGCATTGGCGGCATACACATCTTCAGAAGTTGGACGCCTTGCGAGAGAAAGAGATGGAATGATTGAAGGTGTTTCCAAAGTTTATGTCAACATGTTGCGGCTCTACATGGATGTTGAGAATGTTAGAGATGTAATACAAATTGGTAATGCACCTCGTGCAGTTGTAGCTTCAGATTTAGATGAGGCATGGGAAATCTATGCACAAGATCAAGCATCAACACCTATCTCAGAATCTGTCCGTAAGAGAGAGTTCATCCAATCTATTCCACTCTTACAAACGTTAGGTGTGCCTAACACTACTTTGTTGGAAGAGATGGTGAGATCTCTCGGATTACCTGAATCATTCATGGCAGATGCACAAAAGAACCTGAAAGAACAAGCAGCAGCCATGGCATCAGCCGCTAAAGCAGAAGCAAGTGGACAAGCTATTGGCCCTGATGCAACAGAATTACAGCAGATGTCGCAACCAATTGGCCCACAGAACTTACAAACAATACTTCCACCTGGAGGTAAATAGTGGCTGAGATAGATCAAGTTTATTATTGCGAACCATGCGATAAGATATATGAAAAACCTTTTGGACGTTACGGACAATGTGATTGTGGCAGAAAAGGTTGGAGAAATATCACATATGAAGCACATAACATTAAACCCAGAAACATTAGTTTCGTAGGTGGAGATGAAGTGCATAAGTATGGTGTGGATGGATATTACAATGTGTCATTGGGAAAACGATTTGCTAACCGCTATGAGGCTGATAAGTATGCAGAATCGAAAGGTTTGTCAAGAGCTACTATGTCAGATCTGGATAGGTTAGAAGAAAATAACCATGCAACATATGGGAAAATGGAATCCACTCGAGAGCGTTATTTATCAACACTAAACAAATACAAAGGTGATAAAGAACGTGCGGTTGGTGAAGCATTCTCAGTAGAAAACATGATAAAAGACGGAACACTTTCAAAGGATTATGACAAATGAGTAGAAATCAAATGGACATGATGGCAGCCCAATCAGCACCAGCCATCGATCAATTAAGAGCACAAGGCATGCAAGCAGCTACAGAACTGCAAGATGTTAAAGA